CGGCTACGCAAACAACGACGGCGACGCACAGTTAATATGGATTGATACGGTTACCGCAAGTGTTGGACAGTGGATTCCTACAACCCAATACCCGGAAACGTTCGGGGAATTTAAGGTTAGCACACAAACGCCGGAATATTTAGCTGATTGTTTTTTAAAGAACTTTGAACGCCCCGGAGAAATCGACCAACCCGACCGCCAACGGTACGCCCGTTATTGGTTTGATTGGTGGGAGGGTTCACCCGTACCACCGCCGAACCCGAACCCTGAACCCGATTGGAAACGGTCTATGCCTATCTGGTTTGCATTAAAGAAATACTAATGTTTCACGTGAAACGTAGAAAGGAGTGTTAAACATGGCAGTAAGAACACGTGATGAAATTTTAGCCGCTATTCGTTCCCGATTAGGTGACGACACAAGCGACGACGCATTAACAATTATTGAAGATATCGACGACACTTTCAAAGACTGCGAAACCCGCACCGGGGAAGATTGGAAAAGTAAGTATGACGAATTAGACGCACAGTGGCGCAAGCGTTACCGTGACCGATTTTTTCAGAAAGCCGACAATGGGGAGACAACCCCGGACGACGTAAAGGCCGACAACGAAGAAGATTTAAAGGAAGAAAGCGAAGTTAAAGATTTTGACGAGCTTTTCACAGAAAAGGAGGATAACAGTGGCTATTAAACCTAAAAACGTTGAATTAACCGCAAGTTCGGTTGAAATTCTTAACAGCATTAGAAACAGTGCAACGCCGTATTATAGGCAGATGATTCCAACCGCTAAAGCTAATACGGGTAGTATTAGGCAGATTGGTAACGTAATGATGGAATACGAGCCGTTACAGAATGAGTTTTTATCTGCTCTGTATAACCGTATCGGGCGGGTTATCATTACAAGTAAAATGTATTATAACCCGTGGGCACCTTTCAAAAAGGGGTTAATGGAATTAGGCGAAACCGTCGAAGAAGTGTTCGTTAACATTGCAAAGGCGCACACATTTAACCCGGAGAAAGCCGAAACGGAATTTATGAAGCGTGAGATCCCCGACGTTCGGGCGGCGTTCCATACTATGAACTATCAAAAGTTCTACAAGGCTACAATCAGCAACGACCAGTTAAGACAGGCGTTTCTTTCATGGCAAGGTATTACAGACCTTATTGCTAAAATCGTTGACGCAATGTATACCGCACATAACTATGATGAATTTCAGGTAACAAAGTATATGTTAGCCCGGAACATTCTTAACGGTTATTTGTACCCGGTTACCGTGCCGCAGATTAGCAAGGAAAACGCAGAGGACATCGTTACAGAGGTTAAGGCGGCAAGCAACAACCTTGTCTATATGTCAACCGATTATAACCTTGCGGGCGTTAGCACTTTCACCGATAAGAAAGACCAGTTTATTATTACTACCGCCCGTTTTGACGCAATCATGGACGTTAACGTTTTAGCGGCGGCGTTCAATATGGATAAAGCGGAGTTCATGGGCAACCGTGTTCAGATTGATGGTTTCGACAAAATCGACGACGCACGTATGACACAGCTTTTTGCCGACGACCCTAACGCCGGATATGTCCCATTAACTTCCGAAGAAAAAGCAGCACTTGCACAGGTTCCGGCTATTATCGTAGACCGTGACTATTTTATGATTTTCGACAATCTGTATAAGTTTACAGAGGACTACAACGGAGAGGGGTTATACTGGCAGTATTGGTATCACGCATGGAAAACATTTTCTACATCGCCGTTTGCAAACGCTGAAATCTTTGTGCCGGGTACGCCGTCCGTAACTTCCGTTACTGTTAGCCCCGCAACCGCAACCGTAAACAAAGGCAATATGTTACAGCTTAACGCCGTTGTCGTTGCCGAAAGTTTCGCCCCTAAATCGGTTGTATGGAGTGTTAACAGTGAACTTTCCACCGTTTCCGCTAATGGCTTGTTAACCGTTAGCCCGGAGGAAACCGAAGAAACGTTAACGGTTACCGCTACAAGTACGTTTGACGAATCCAAAACGGGAACCGCCACTATTACAGTTCCCGCCTAACATGACAACGTTTCACGTGAAACATTAACACAATGTTTCACGTGAAACATTAAGGAGGTTAAGACGTGTATATATCACCTAACACAACTATAAGAATGTTAAAAGACGTCCCGTTAGATAACACGTATAGAAATACTATATATTTTGCCTACGTTGAAAATCAAACGTCTTATTTTTCAGGAAAAACAAAATACACGTTTGCGGCACAGTCTTATCAGCGGGTACAAAAAGGAACGTTAAGAATAGGCCGAAAAGCTGACGACTTGTATGATTGTAACTATCTTATGTTCCAAAACACCGCATACGGGAATAAGTGGTTTTATGCGTTTGTAACGGGTGTTGAATATGTCAATAACGAAACGTCCGAAATAAGTTTTGAAATAGACGTTATGCAAACATGGCACTTTGATTATGATGTTAAAATGTCTTTCGTTGAGCGTGAAATGAGTATTACCGACAAAATCGGTGATAACCTTGTACCTGAAAATCTGGAAATAGGCGACTACATTTATGAAGATTTAGGGTTAACAAGTTTGTTCAATCTTTATCAGATTGTAATAGCGGCAACCTTTGACGAAAACATGGACGACGCAACCGGGGGAATGTATGGCGGTGTATTTTCCGGCTTACATTATAACGTGTTTAGTTCGTGGCAGAGTGCGGCAAGTTTCATAGCCGAAGCGACCGAACAGAACAAGGCAGATGGGATTGTTTCTATATTCATGTTACCTATTGCGTTTACCGCTGATTATCAATCTTCCATGCCGGAAGTATTTGACATTGAAAGGGATAAACACTTGTCAGATATTGACGGCTACAAACCGAAGAACAACAAATTATTCACTTACCCTTATAATTTGCTTTATGTTACAAACAATGAGGGTAATGTGGCTAACTACGCTTTTGAGTATTTCAGCACGGATAAATGCAACTTTAATGTTTCCGGGTCTATGTGTTGCACGCCTGAATGTATGCTTGTTCCGCTTAACTACAAAGGTGTTGCAAAGAATTACAACGAAAAGTTAACAATAGGGAATTTCCCCCAATGCGCCTATACCGTTGATACGTTTAAGGCGTGGGTTGCACAGAATCAAAATCAGTTAGCATTAAACGCAATAAACGCAATCGGGACAACGGCGACGGGTGCGGCGGCTATGTATGCAAGCGGAGGAATGTTAGGGGCGGGAATGACCCTAAACGGTATTCAGCAAATAGGTAGTCTTGTTGCAAGTGTAAGCGATAAAAGCACATTGCCACCACACGCAAGGGGCGGCGGCGGTTCTATTATTAACATGGCTAATCAAATAAAAGGTTTTCAATTTTACTATGCTCATATCCGGGCAGAGTTCGCCCGCATTATTGACGACTATTTCAACGCTTACGGGTACGCAACGCATAGGGTTAAAATACCTAATAGGGTTATCCGTCCGCATTGGAACTATGTTAAAACTGTAAACGTTTCCTTAACGGGTTCTGTTCCGGCTGATGATATGGCAAGGTTAAGACAAATTTATGACAACGGCGTGACGTTTTGGCGCAACGGCGACGAGGTTGGTAACTATGCGTTAGACAATAGGCCGAGTGCATAGAAAGGAGGTTAAAACATGGGAAAGGGCAAGCGTGAAAAATGGGAAAGCGCATTGTTAAACAACCGCACATATTTACAGTATTATAACCGTTTGTTAGAACTTGCTATAAATATGTACGAATGGAAGAATTTACCCGACACCGTGGACGAACGTTTTTTAGAATTAACGTTATTTTCCGACGGTATGGCGGTTTTCTTTCAGGACGACGGCGGGTTAGGTTATTTGTGTTTACAATGTATGATAGGCGGCGAACTTGACGTTTATAGAATCCCGATTGACCGCACAGCGTACGCAACAAACGGTTATCAAATGCGCCTTAACAATCAGAACAGCGTTATCATATTCAACAACTACACGCATACTAACAGTATGCTTGATGTTGAAATGTACGCCCGTAGATTGTACGAAATTGAACGAACAATAGACGTTAACGTTAAGGCACAGAAAACCCCGGTTCTAATCAGGGCAACCGAAAACCAACGGTTAACAATGAAAAATCTTTATATGCAGTATGACGGAAACGAACCCTTTATTTTTGGGGATAAACAACTTGACATGGACGGCATAAAAGTTTTGAAAACTGACGCTCCTTATGTAGCCGACAAGTTAAACATACTTAAAAGGCAAATATGGAACGAAGCGTTGACCTATTTAGGGATTGAAAACAGTAATACAGAGAAACGGGAACGGCTTGTTAGTGACGAAATAACAAGCAATTTAGGCGGTGTAGCCGCACAGCGTTTTTGTCGATTAAACGCAAGACGTAAAGCCGCCGAACAGATTAACAAAATGTTCGGTTTGGATATTCAAGTTGACTTTAGGGAAGAAGTTAAAACAATGTTTCAGGATAACAACGAGGTCGACACGGAAGAAAAGGAGGTTACAGACTATGAGTAAATACACAACGCAAGTACGTTTTATTTGTGAAACCGCCGCCGGGTTGAGTGAATCAGAGGGACAAACGTCTGTTAAACAGATTATTGCCGCCGCTATCCCGTCCGTGTTTGATTTTGATTTTCCTATCTTCGACGAAAGTTATAGAAACGTTCTTGAAACCAAAATACTTAAACACTATTATACACGTGAAATAGGGTTAGAAACGGTAGGTTTGTGGAAGTTAAAGTTAGATACGAAACTTAATGAAATTATGCCGTTTTATAATCAGCTTTACAAGTCCGAGTTAATAGAGTTTAACCCCCTGTATGATGTTGATTTAACCCGCGACCACACCTTGAACCGTTCGGAACAGACCGAACAGACAGGAACCGAAACCGCAGACGCTACCAAAAACGGAACCGTAGACACCACAACAAGCGGAACAAAAACGGGAACCGCAGACACGAAAGAAAGCGGCAACAAGGACGGCACAAGCAGAGAAAACATTGACGTTTCAGAAAATCAGGAAACAGAACAGAACAGCAAAAGTGACACAGATATTAAGAATACAACGGGTAGCACTTCCGAGGAATCCGCAACGGGAACTAAAACACACTACGATAAGTATAGCGACACCCCGCAAGGTTCGTTACAAAACGTACAGAATGACACATATTTAACTAACGCCCGCATGATTAACGACAACGACACACAGACGGGAAAAACAACCGTTTCAGGTGAGGACACAAGCACAGGTTCCACCACCGCCGACACGTCAACCACTACGGACAGCACAAGCGAAACCACCCGCACGGGTAGCACCACCGAAGAAACGAGCGCAACGCAGAACGTTAAAACTAACGAAGATACAAGCGGAACGCAGAACACAACGAGCGCAGACACAGAGAAACGAAACGCTACGCAGACAGCTAACAAGGAACTTACTTCATTAGACGACTATTTAGAACACGTTAAGGGCAAAAACGGCGGCGTTTCTTATTCTGCTATGCTAAACGAGTTTAGAACAACGTTTCTAAATATTGATATGCAAGTTATCAATGAATTAAGTGACTTATTTATGAATTTATGGTAAGGAGGTTATAACATGATAGGTAATTTCACAGAGGTTAAACCGTTGCGGTATTTGGTACAGCACATTTTACCGCTTGTATATGATGATAGCTTATCATATATGGAGTTACTGGCAAGGGTGACAAAGCGGCTTAATGAGTTAATCGAAAACAACAACAAGTTGCCTGATTACATTATGGAGTTAATTAAAGAGTATATTTCTAGTGGGGAGATTGAAAAAGTATTAGCGGAAGTTTTGGCTAACTATATGCTTAACGTCAAGTTCCCACCCGCAGGATTAACACCCGCAACGGGCGACGGTTCAGCCGACGACACGGAAGCGATTCAGGGTTGTATTGATTACGCCTTTAACAACGGCGGTATGTCTGTTTACTTCCCGTCAGGTTCTTACTTGACGCAACCGTTAACACTTAGAAACAAAGCTACCCTTTTCGGTCAGGATAGATATACAACACGCCTTGTTATGAAAGGCGGTGCGACAACGGCTATGTTCACGGGTGACGTTGACGAACTCACGTTATCGGGGTTGGGGTTTGATGGAAACATGGACATTCAGGTTAACAATGTAAACCTGTTTGAAATTTCCGTTAACTCTGCTATCATTTCTAACTGTCTGTTAACTGATGGTTACGACCTTTTAAACATTACCGTTAACAATGATTTACAGTTAAGCAACCTTTTATTCCGTCACTCCGTAGAAAATGCGCTTGTGCTTAATGGTGCGGGAATCGTTCAGGGTGAAAACCTTATCTTTAAAAGCGTGTCAACACTTGTCGGTAAAAACTTTGTAGTTATGGGCGTTTCTAAATCCATTTTAGAACAGGTCAAATGTTACGGCGCAAGCCCTAACGGGGTGTTAATCACGGGAGATAATAACGTGGTTAAAATGTGGAATGAACAGAGTTTAACCCCGTATGTTGACAACGGCACTAATAACAGTATTACTGTTTACACTCAATCAGAGGTTGAAAAACTTACGGGAAGTAAAACGGCGATTATCGGCGGCAACGTTACGGAAACTATCACAGGTAACAAGGAAGTTTCGGCACATGATATTACAGAAACAGCGACAGGAACACGCACCGAAAACACAACCGGAAATCGGAACGAAACCACAAACGGCAACGTTACGGAAACTATCACGGGAGATAGGGCAGTAAGTTCACAGAACTATAATGAAACCGTTAGAGGTAACAAGACAGCAACCGCCAACAAGTCAACCGAGAATGTTACCGCTGAAAAAGACCTTAACGCTAATGTTTCACGTGAAACGTTAGGGACAAAAACGGTAAATGTAAGCGACGTTAATACTGAAAATTCAGGTTCTAAGAATGAAACAATCACAGGAGATAAAACCGTTAATGCGGCTAATAGTACCGAAACGATTGACGGCGACAAGACCGTTAACGCCGGGGTTATTTCAAATACAGCCGCAAACATTACCAACCATGCTACACAGGATTTAACAGAACAGGTTGACGGGAATAAAAATATTACTGTATTTGATTTAACTTTTGAAAAATCAAAATCAAAAACTTTAAAAACTGATAATTTATTTGTTGACACAGTAAACCCTATTAAATATTCAAAGCCGTTAACAATGAACGATTATTTTGACACAGTTCATATGATTAGCACAGATGATATTAATTATGAAGTGCTAGTAAAAACAAATAAAACAGAACAGTTAAGCGGTGGTTATTTTGTCAATGTAAAAGATTTCGGTGCAAAGGGTGACGGTATTAATGATGATATTTCAGCTATTAATTCAGCTATAAAAAGTTTGCCTCCAGGGGGTGGTACTGTTTATTTTCCTAGTGGTATTTATATGATTTCTTCACCAATTTTTATAGGTAACGGACAGGCTAATTCAACCCCTAACGGTAAAGTAAGTGATTATAACGCAATAAAGCTTATAGGATGTTCGGATTCTAGGGTAGGCACTAATAGTGGCACTCAAATAACGCCATCTAAAAATATAGGCGCAGTAATTCAAGTCCTAGGTGCTATTTCAAATGTTGAATTGAAACGTTTGCAATTATATTGCGATGGTAAAGCAGCTTTTGGTTTACA